GTCGGCAGCGTCAGATGTGTATAAGAGACAGTAGCAGGAGTTATCCGAAAGATTGAAGCGTACACTATGGCAACGAGGAAGCCCTGTGAGACAGCTTTAAAGCAACAGGAGCATAAAGCCTTTGCCTGTGATTTTAAAGGCGGCGAGAGGGCGAATAAGGACGCTGTGGAGTACATAGCAGAGAAATACAACATAAAAGAGCCAATTCCTGGAGGTGATAGAGTTGGACAAGAAAACACTGAAAAAGTATAAGCCAAACAAAGATAGACTTATCCGGATTGAGAACCAGATACAAGAACTCTGTGAACGGGAATCGACTGTTGTCATGGGGAAGGTAACGGGATCCAGCGCAGATTTTCCGTACACCGAAGTGAGAACATCTGTACAAATGTATGATCCTTACGAGGAAGAGAATATAAGACGTCAGATCAGAAGAAAAGAAGCGGACAGGCTGCAGATCCTAAAAGAGCAAAGAGAGATTGAGGAATACATAAATGGGATTGGTGATCCGGAGATTAAGGAGATATTCGAATTATCGTTTATAGAGGGAAAGAAGCAGAGAGAGGTTGCAGATATAATATCCATTGATAGAAGTAGAATATCTCGAAAGGTTAGCACTTATTTAGAAAACGCACACAAAGCACAAAAATAATATGCTATAATTATTCTAGAACGATTGTATATTGTTCTAAAACAATCTTTCCAAACATTCGGAACACCGCCGGACTTCTCCCCTTTCTTGTCTGGCGGTGTTTCTATGCCGTGGTCAGTTGGGACAAGCGGGTTCGATCCCTGCACACGGTTTTGTGATGTGAGTATACAGGCTGCACAGCTGAGGTCTGTTCTGGGAGTGCACACCGGCTTTACATCACAAATGGTACCAAAACGCAGATATCCGCAGATCTGCAAAAACAAACAAAAAATAGATTCAGCGATCTATATTTAGTGTCAGTACCCGATTGCGGATAGGGTAAAGGATGTCAATAAAGGGCATCCTATGGGTGTATAGCTCAGTAGGTAGAGCAATCGGCTGTTAACCGATGTGTCGTAGGTTCGAGTCCTGCTATACCCGTTGTGGACTACTGCAAGGTTTCTCCTTTACTTATATATTTTTGATTGTGTTTTTTGTAGTCGTATTCAAGCGTATTAGCAGTAGTCCTAAATTCTTAGCATCCAGAGATGGATACTTTTATTATGTTTTAAAGGTGGTGGGTCGGATGGCAAAAGGTAAATATCAGGAATGGCTAGAGCCGGAAGGCTTGCTAAAGATAGAGGGATGGGCGAGAGACGGTCTGACGGATGAACAGATTGCAGATAATATCGGGATTTCCAGAAGCACATTAAATAGCTGGAAAGACAAGTATTCGGACATTTCGGACACCCTAAAAAGAGGGAAAGAGGTCGTTGATCGTCAAGTCGAGAATACTCTGTTAAAACGTGCGCTCGGATATGAGTACACGGAAACAACCAGAGAATACATACCGGAACTTGATGAGATGAAAACTACGAAAAAGGTCACAAAGCAAGTAGTACCAGACACAACAGCCCAGATCTTTTGGCTGAAGAACCGGAAACCAGACAAGTGGAGAGATAAGCAGGAATACGAGGACAGAACAGCAATTGAAAAGCTTGATGAAATCTTGAAAGGATTGCATGACAATGCAGCTAAGTAAAAAACAGAATGAATACATCATAAACGCAACTCATAGATGGAATATCAAGTCCGGAGCGGTTCGTTCTGGAAAGTCTTTTGTAGACACTGCTTATATCGTGCCTAAAAGAATCCGAGAGAGAGCTGGACTTCCCGGCTTAAATGTAATCATGGGTGTCTCCAAAGAATCCATAGAGCGAAACGTACTCCAACCGATGAGAGAGATCTATACCAGTGATCTAATCGGGAACATTAACAACCGGAATGTGGCAAGAGTATGCGGAGAGGATGTTTATTGTCTCGGTGCAGAAAAGGTCAGTCAGGTCGCGAAGATACAGGGAGCGTCCATTAAGTACTGTTACGGCGATGAGATAGCAAAATGGAACAAAGAGGTGTTCCAGATGCTTAAATCCCGTCTCGATAAGACGTATTCCTGTTTTGATGGAGCTTGCAACCCGGAGAATCCGACACATTGGCTAAAAGAATTTCTCGACAATAAAAAATTAGATATCTATTTGCAGAGATACACGATTTTCGACAATCCGTTTCTGGCTCCAGATTTCGTGGAGAAGCTCTGCATCGAATATGACGGTACCGTTTATTATGACCGGTTGATTCTTGGTCTATGGAAACGAGCAGAGGGAGCGATTTACCGCAAATTTGCAGATCATCCGAAAGATTTTGTCAAAGAGCCGACTGCATCCGATCTGACAGAGATTGTCATTGGCGTGGACTTTGGTGGTAATAAGTCTGGTCATTCTTTCGTGGCAAGAGGGTATGACCGAGACAATAATGTATACGGATTGAAGAGTATCCGATACATGAATACGGACACGAAAAGGTTTAAAGAGGGAATTGATTCAAACATTCTGAATGATCTTCTTATTCAATTTGTTGATGAGGTGCAAGAAAAGTATGGAAAGGTTGATTTTATTTACTGGGATAACGCGGAGACTACGCTCGGCCATAGTATACGGAATGCCATGATGAAAGCGCATCCGAATGTAATTGTGAGACCGGCTAAGAAAATTAGGATAAAAGACCGGATTGAGTGCGTCTTAAAGCTCATGGGAGCTGGGCGCTTTTTTATTACAGAGGATTGCGAAACATTATCGATAGCATTACAAGAAGCGGTGTGGGATGAAAAAGCATTAAAAGACGATCGTCTGGATGACGGAAGTAGTGATATTGATACACTGGATGCATTTGAGTACACGATAGAACGCGACATTAAAATGCTGACAGAGTGAGGTGCAAGATGTTTAAGTTTATTAACAAGGTTATTACAGGAGTGTTTAACATGATAAGCAGAACCACGATGAAGCAGGTGTTGAGAGAATCTCCTGCAATTACAAGCACAATGGTGCAGAAAATAAATGAATGGAACAGCATGCTCTCTGGGAATGCAGACTGGTGCAAGGATTATGTGAAGTCCCTGAGGATTGAACAGGGGATATGTAGAGAGTTTGCAGATGTTGTGCTGTCGGAAATGGAAATAAAAATATCGAACGATAAGCTCTTAAAACTGTTTGAGAAAACCACAGAGAGCCTGAATGAGAATCTACAGGACGGTCTTGGACTTGGTTCGTTCTGCCTAAAACCCCTTGGAAATGAACAGGCAGAGTTCGTGACAGCAGATAAGTTCATCCCGGTGAGCTTTGGAAATGATGAGAAGCCGAACGATATAGTCTTTCTGGACTTCCGAGACATAGACGATGCAAAGTATTATGTTCGCCTGGAGCGGCACAGTATCAAAAACGGATTCCTCGAGATCACAAACGAAGCCTATTGCTCATCCACAAGATATGGATTTGACCGGAAAATCTCTCTGGAAAGCTTAGAAGCATGGGCTGGACTGCCGGAGCATGTAGCGTATCCGGGAGTAAGGGAGATGGATTTTGGGTACTACAGAAATCCGATAAAAAACAGGGTTGACGACACGCCATGCGGTGTGTCTATTTTTGATTCCGCGATCAACCTTATTGAGAGAGCTGATGTGCAGGGAGCAAGGATAGACTGGGAATTTGAATCCGGAGAGAGGGCAATCCACGTGGACGCTGCAGCCATTAAGAGAGAGCCAGATGGACGGAATGGAGTATCTAAGCTAAGCAAGCGCTTATATGTTGGAATCGACAGCGAGGAAGGGTTTTACAAAGAGTTCTCGCCGGAATTCCGGGAAGAGAATCTAATAAACGGTCTAGATAACTACCTCAGACAGATCGAGCTTGTAGTCGGACTTGCATTCGGAGATTTAAGCAATCCGCAGAGCATCGACAAGACAGCCACAGAAGTAAAAGTATCCAAAAACCGGAAGTACAACCGAGTAAAGGCGATTCAAGATAATTTAAGGGACTGCTTAGAGGATTTTGTAAGAGGTATGGCGTTCCACGAGGGGATGCTTCATTCCGGATATGAGTTTATCTGCAGTTTTAAAGATTCGATCCTGACAGACGAGGAAACGGACAGACAACTGATGCTAAATGAGATAGCAGCCGGAATCAGATCACACTGGGAGTACAGGGTTCGATTCCTCGGGGAGGATGAAGAAACTGCAAAAGCGAATGTGCCGGATCAAGGTGGAGTAATGGAGTGATAGGTAATGGATAAGCCAGATGTCGTAAAAACGTCTCTCAGAATGGAATCTATCTGGATGGATGCTGAGAACCGGATCATACAGGATATCGTTCGCAGGATACGCAAGACCGGAAAGATCACATCCACTGCAGATTACCAGATTAACAGACTGGTAGAGATGGGGAAGAGCACCGAAGAGGTGGAAAAAATCCTAAAAGATGCTCTGAAAGCTACGTACCCGGAGATGTTTAAACTTTATGACGATATAGCAGAGTGGCAGTACGTGCGAGATAAAAGCATATATGAGCAGGTTAATAGAGAATTTATACCAGCAGAGGAAAATGAACAGCTCAAGCAGGTGTCACAGGCTGTCAGAAAGCAGACACAGGACGAGTTGCATAACCTTGCAAGGTCTTATGGATTCTCGGTCTTAATGGGTAATCGTCGCGTATTTATGCCGTTTTCGGAGTATTACCAGCGATATGTCGATATGGCAATCACAGACGTGATAAGCGGTGCCTTTGATTACAACACGGTCATCCGTAGAGTTGTCACACAGATGACGAACAGTGGGTTAAGAACCGTGGACTACGCTACAGGATACAGCAACAGAGTACATGTGGCAGTGCGAAGAAGCGTATTGACTGGAGTATCGCAGATCACAGGAGAAATGAACAGGATCAATGCTGACAAGCTTGGCACGAATTATTACGAGGTAGACTGGCATCCAGGAGCCAGACCGGAACACCGCAAGTGGCAAGGAAAAGTGTACAGCAAAGAAGAACTGGTGTCTGTATGCGGTCTTGGAACTGCTACTGGTCTACAAGGAGCTAACTGCTACCATGACTATTACCCATTTGTAAAAGGCGTGTCTGAGCGGCAGTGGTCGGACGAATGGCTAAGAAAGCAGAATGCCATAGAAAGCAAGATAAAGCGGTGGCAAGGAAAAGAGCTGGATGTCTATGGAATCACACAGCAACAGCGAAGAATGGAAACCGCAATGAGAGCGCAGCGGTCTAAAATCGTGGCACTAAAGACTGCCAGAGCGGATGCGGATCAGATCTTAAACATGCGAGTGAAATACAGAGCACAGCTGTACGAGTACACCAAATTCTGCCGGCAAATGGGCGTAGAGCAACAAAGAGAACGGATATACATGGATATGTTAGGGAGAGTCGCATAGGCGGCTCTTTTATTTTGTCCTGCCAAATGACGAGAAACTGGGTACTTACTTGAGACATGTGGTGCGACCACGAGAAAAAGCGAAGCGAAAGGAAGATGAAGCATGAAAAGAGAGTTTTTAGAAGAAATGGGATTGGAAAAAGAACAGATTGACAAGATTCTGGATGCCAATTCCGCAGATGTCGGAAAAGCAAGAAGAGATTACGACAACATCAAATCTGAGCTTGATACGACAAAACAGCAGCTTGCAGACGCAAACACGGCTATCGAGGGGTTCGGAGATTACGAAGAAATTAAAGGACAGGTGGCTGATTACAAGCAGAAGTATGAAGCATCAGAGGCAGAGAAAGTGCAGATCAAACAGGATTATGAGTTTAATGGAAAACTTGAATCCGCAGCGAAAAAGCATGGTGCGAGAGCGTTAAAAGCAGTGCTCCCGTTTCTGAAAACAGATGATCTAAAAGCGTCTAAAAATCAAGATACAGACATCGAGAACGCTTTTAAAGAGCTGAAAGAGAACGAAGAAAGCAAGTTTCTATTTGCAGACGATGAACCAATTAAGAATCCGGTTCTTGGCGGCGGAGCAGAGAAACCGGGTGCTTTTGATGCGGTAGCAGCTGCTATGGGACTCACAGAAAAAGATTTTAAATGATAAGGAGATAAGATATGGCAAATTCAATTACGCTTAGAAAACAGTATTCCACAATGCTCGACCTCGTGTACAAGAAAAGCTCACTCACATCCGTTTTGGATGGTCCGAGTGATCTGATCCGCGAGGGAGCAAACGCGAATGAGATTTTAATTCCAAAAATGTCCATGCAGGGACTTGCAAATTATGACAAGTCTGCTGGATATGTAAATGGTGATGTAACTCTCGATTACGAGACTGTTAAATGTACCTATGACAGAGGACGTAAATTTAACGTTGATGCTATGGATAACATCGAGAGTGCTGGTGTTGCATTCGGACGTCTGGCTGGAGAATTTATCCGTACACAGGTAGTTCCAGAGCTGGACGCATGGAGATTTTCACAGTACGCACAGATTTCCGGTATTACATCTGCAAACGGCGCACTTGCAGATGGCAAAGCCACTCTCGCAGCATTAAGAGCAGCGAGAAACGCGATCGAAGATGCAGAGGGAGATGTATCTACATGCTATCTGTTTATTAACCCGGCTCTTGTAGGCATGGTTGAAGATCTGGATACGACAGCATCTAAGAGAGCACTGGATGGATGGGCTGGCATTATTAGAGTTCCATCCGCAAGATTCTACACAAAAATCGATCTGACCGCAAACGGTGCCGGTGGTTTTGCGAAGAACACACAGGGTAAAGCGATTAACTTTATGGCGATTGACAGAAACGCTGCTATCCAGTACCAGAAACACACTGTTCCGAAGATTATTTCTCCGGATCAGAACCAGTCTGCTGATGCTTATATGTACGCATACAGAACGGTTGGAATGTGCGATGCATACGAAAACAAGCTGAAAGGAATCTACTGCCACCACGTGGGGGAATAATTCCCTCTGACGATGTAGCCTTAGTTGGCAGAGGGAAAGTAGGCAAGGCAAAAGTAGGTAAAGCAAAATAGTATAATGGAGGTATTCAAAATGGCATACGAACCAACTACATGGAATAATGATGACGTTATTACAGCGGAGAAACTGAATAAGTTAGAGCAGGGCGTGAAGAATGAGCAGGTTGGACCAGCAGGGCCAGCAGGGCCAGCAGGGCCAGCAGGCCCAAAAGGCGATCCGGGTGCGCAGGGACCTGCGGGACCAAGTTACACTCTTCCAGCAGCAAGCAAAACAACACTGGGCGGTGTGAAACAGGCTGCGCTTGTAGCAGAAGCGGCAGGAGAGAATGTGGCAAAGGCAGAATTCAAAGCACTTCTTGACGCATTAAAGGCAGCCGGACAGATGGCAAGAGAGTAAAAGGAGCACCTATGTTAGTAGACTACAGTTACTACATTGAGGATTTCGGGGGAGAGAAAATCTCCTCTGAGTCCGATTTTAAAAGAATCAGAAATTTGGCAGAAACGCATCTTTGCAACTTTACGTTTAACAGAATTAAAAATGATGTAGAGAATGAGCATTTGATTAAATCGTGTATTTGTGAAATGTGCGATACAATCTATGACATGACCTTAAAAGACGGCGGGAAAGTTAAAAAGTCCGAAAATACAGACGGGTACTCTGTGTCTTATGTAACAGAGCGTATTGACGGACAGGACACAGAAAAAGCGCTTGAGAATAAGCTGTACCGGATTGCGAAAGTCTATCTCGGTAATACTGGCTTACTGTATCGCGGAGTATGCTAATAAATTCAGACGCCACCCTGTACAGCCGGAAGTATAACCCGTCTACTCGGCTGGATGAGTGGGAACGAACCTACATCCCGGAAGTGTGGTGGTACAAAAACGAAAAGTCGCAGATCACGACAGATGGATTAAAGCAAGCAGACACCTACACCGTCAGAATCCCGGACACGAGCGTGGCTGTCAAAAAAGATGATTATCTTGTAAAAGGAGATTGTAAGGTTGACATGCAGACCATCAAGGATTTGGATGGGCTGGATAAGACCAGAGTCACATCTGCAAACTACAATACTTTTGGCGGCAATCCGCATATTAAGGTGGTGGGAATATAATGGCAAAAGGAAAGAAAAAATTCCAGATTGAGACGCCGAGAGGTAAGATATCAACTTACACGATTTCCAAGGGAAATTTGAAAGGAAGGACAATAGCGAGACTCGACTGGAATCCGAACTTTAGACCGAATATGGAATCCGGTTTCGCAAACGCACAGGAGTTTGTTGATTCTGAGTGCATCCGGCGCATGAAACCGGAGACTCCAAGACGGACAGGTGCACTGGATAAGTCAGCGACTCTTGGCAGCGTGATCGGCAGTGGTGAGATCAACCAGATTGCGCCTTATGCACGTAGACATTATTACGAGCATAAGGAAAAATCACGATGGTTTGAGCGCATGAAGAACCGGCACAAGGACTCCATATTGAAAGGAGCAGCGAACTATGTCAAATCTCACTGACAGTGTCAGATCGTACATCCTCATGTGCCCGTTTTTAAGTGATGGGCGTGTAAATGTGGACTATATCGGAACAGATATGGGATATTCAATCGACCCTCTTCCGTGTGATCCAATTATCCAGAGATATATGGATGGTGGAGCAAAAAAGCAGTTCCAGTTTGCATTTACAAGCCAAGAGGAATACGATCAGGACGCAAGGATAAATATTGAGAACAGCGGATTCTTCCAAAGTTTTGAGGAATGGCTGGAACAGCAGAGTTTTAATGGGAATCTGCCGGAACTCGGAGAAAAGAAGAATCCAATATCAATCGAAACTTTAAACAGCGGCTACCTGTATGATATGAACGGAGAAAATGCCAAGTATCGCATAGAGTGCCGCTTAATTTATGCACAGGAGGTATAAATATGGCAGAGAAAAAGTCTGAATTAGTTGGACGCCACAAACGGGTGGCATACATGAACACGGACGCTACTGGAAGCTCACCAAAATTCGAACGCATGACGAATTTTACAACCATGACAAACGGAAAAAACCCGAAAGAGTATTCCAGACAGTACGTGGATGAGATCGCGGAGCGTGCAGACGTTGTGGGGTACGCGCCGGCAATTGAATATTCGTTTGACCGGTACACAAACAACCCGGTACACGAAAAAATCGCAACAATCCACGATGGTGAAAAACTTGGAGATGACGCACATGTAGAGGTTGTAGTTGTCGATTTCTTCAAGAAAAGTGACAAGGGCGATAAGTGTTACGCTACAAAAAGAACCTATGCGGTTATCCCGGATTCGGACGGAGACGGAACGGATGCGCTTGTGTATAGCGGATCTCTTAAATCTGTGTCCGACATCGAGGAAGGATACGTTACAGAAACTGATTTTACAAGCAAGACGGTTACTTACACAAAAGGTGATTACGCAGAAACTTAATGAAAGAAAAGGAGAGTGAGCCAATGAGCCAGTGGAAATGGAATGACGTAGAGCTTGAAATCGATATGGACGATGTAGAGTTTTTGGAAAGGTATGAAAAGGTATTTGAAAACATCGAGCCGAGGGAGAAGAATCTTGAAAAGGTTGGAAAAATATCTGAAATAACCAGAGAATATTGTTTGCTGTTTTATGATATTTTTGACGGAATTTTCGGAGAAGGTACTTCTGAAAAACTTTTTGATGGGAAAATGAATTTGAGAGTTTGCGAAGAGTGCTATGATTCGTTCATTGCTGTATGTGAAAAAGAAATCAATGCCGTAAACAAAAGAAGAAATTCTGTTGTTAGCAAATATGCTCCGAATAGAGCTCAGAGACGTGCAAAGAAATAACATGAATTTTTTCTATGAAGAGTTACCAAACACGGTAAATGTGAAAGGTGAAAACATCAAGATCATTACGGATTTCCGTGAATACATCAGACTTTTGGATATGTTAAAAGACCAAGAGCTTGATGCTCTTCAAAAATTTGCAATCATACAGCAGTATTTTCTTGATGACATAGTCGCAGACGAAGAAGCTATAAGTGCATTGTCCTGCTTTATAACGATGGATGCAAATTGCGTAGAGGCTGCGGAGACAGGTGATTGTGGGAGACCGCAAGAAAAGCCGAAGAAAAATTTGTTCTCGTACTCCATTGATTATCCATATATATTATCCGGCTTTCTCAGAGATTATGGGATTGATTTAATCGACATTAAATATATGCACTGGTGGAAATTCCGGATGCTTTTCGATGGTCTGTCTGACGATACGGAAATCAAGCAGCGAATAATGTACCGCAGCGTTGATTTATCGGAAATCAAAGACAAAGAAGAGAGAAAACGAATTAAAAAGATCCAGAAATCAATTCAATTGCCATCTGAGAGTCTGACGGATTATGATATCGGAAACGCTTTCATGTGAGGTGATGAAGATGGACAAAATAAAGAAACCGCAACTGATAAGAAAGTGGTATAGATGTCCGGTGTGCGGGTGCAAACTCTTGATTTATGATAATACAACTGTCTGTACCAATGTATTTATTAAGTGCCGGACATGTAAAAAAGAAGTAGAGATTAAGATTTAAGCACTTTAAATTGAGCCATTGAGCCTGTGCTATCCATAAAGGAGGGATAGTATGGGTTACGATGGCTCATTAAAATTTAATACAAAAATAAACGAATCTGGATTTAATTCAGGAATTTCCAAACTTGGCAGTGTTGCAAGTGGTGGATTGAAAGTTATTGCCGGATCAGTAGCTGGCGTTGCTGCAGCATTTGGGGCAGTGTCTAAAATGTCTCTTGATTCTGTTGCAAGCTTGGAGCAGAACATAGGCGGTGTTGAGACGCTGTTTAAAGATAGCGCGCAGACAGTGATCGATAACGCGAACAATGCGTATAAGACAGCTGGTGTATCCGCAAATAAGTACATGGAGACTGTGACAAGCTTTTCTGCATCGCTTTTACAGGGGCTTGGGAATAACACCGCGGAAGCCGCTAAAATAGCAGATATGGCAATGGTAGACATGTCTGACAATGCAAATAAATTCGGTTCCAACATGACGGATATCCAAAATGCTTATCAGGGATTCGCGAAGCAGAACTACACAATGTTGGATAACCTGAAGCTTGGATATGGTGGAACACAGGCTGAAATGATCCGCTTGATTAATGATAGCGGCATTTTGAACGAGAAAATAGAAAATCTCGACAATGTGTCATTTGATCAGATCATTCAGGCAATCCACAAGATTCAGGAAAATATGGGTATTGCCGGAACAACAAGCGCAGAAGCATTGACTACCATAGAGGGTTCTGTGCAATCCGCAAAAGCCGCGTTTGACAACTTTTTAAATGGTTCAAGTTCCCCACAGGAGTTGGCAGACGCTGTAAAGGCTGCGGCTGAAAATATAACAAATAATTTGATGCAGATTGTTCCAAGACTTGCAAAAGAACTCCCAGAGGTTGGAAACCTGTTGATGGACAGTCTTTCGCAGTCACTTAACTCTGGAAAACTCGGAGAAATGATGCAGATCGGTGGACAAGTCATTTCCAACATAACAACTGGAATTATACAAGCATTGCCCGGAATTGTAACTGCATCAGCGCAGATTATAAGCTCATTTGCACAAAATATCAGCACCAGCATACCTCAGCTGTTATCATCCGGAATTCAGATCATACAGGCAATAATAAATGGGATGATGCAGGTATTACCGTCTGTTGGCTTGCTTATAACTCAACTTATTACAACTCTATACGAGCAGATAACATCTCAGGGGCCAAGTTTGTTGCAGCAAGGCTATGAATTGTTAAGCAATCTGATTGACGGATTTGTACAGGCAATTCCAGAAGCGTTGCCGAAAGTGCTTGATTTCATACAGGGCATTGGAGAAAAGCTCGCAGAAGCTGCACCAGTGATGATTCAAAAAGGATTTGAGTTGTTGCAGAAATTGGTAGAAGGAATTGTGAGTGCAATACCGATATTGATTGAGCGAGTTCCGGAAATTATTTCGACATTCGCAAACATAATCAATGATAATTTCCCTACAATCCTGATGAAGGGTGCTGAATTACTTGGTCAGTTGGCGCTCGGACTCATTCAGGCAATACCGACTCTGATTGCAAATATTCCACAGATTATAGCAGCTATCGTTGATACATTAATGGCGTTCCAGTGGTTGAATCTTGGTAAAACCATTATAACCGCATTAGGAAACGGAATTAAATCTATGGTTGGTTTCGTCACAGAATGCGGAAAAAGCATATTGAACGGAATCAAATCATCTGTTCAAAATTTGCCAACTTTATTGCGCGATATCGGTCGAACTGCAATGACTGGGTTTTCTAATGTGATACAAACTTCAATCGTTGCAGTAAAAAATGCCGCTTCGAATATTGTAAGTACTATCGTAAGTACAATCTCTTCCATTCCCGGACAGATGGCATCAATCGGAAGCAATATTGTGCAGGGGTTGTGGAACGGAATATCCGACATGACTGGTTGGATTATTGATAAGATTGGAGGATTCGCAAGCAGCGTTGTTTCGTCTATCAAAGACTTCTTCGGAATTCATTCACCGTCCAGAGTTATGCGAGACCAAGTCGGAAAATACCTTGCAATGGGTGTAGGTACTGGGTACGAAAAGTATATGCCGTACAAAGAGATGAAAAAAGTATCCGGTAAGGTGGTGTCGCAGTTGTCCTCATCTGTGAGTGGTGTAACGTTATCAGTGCCGGAAAGCGCTGGAAGCCAAACGTACCAGAAAAGCGTTGGAATTCAAAAAGCCAACAACAACGATGATCTAATCTACGCAGTAGATCGATTATCCAGACTCGCAAACCGGCCGCTTGAAATTATCAATAAAATTGATTCTGTTGAGACGTCCAGAGTACTTGCGACACCAATGGAAAAACAAATAGAAAAGAATTCGAGTTTTCGGAAGATGTTAGGAGGAGACAGAGATTGAGTTTATCTGTAAAATTCAACGATCAGGAACTCGGGCGATACTTGAGTGTATTGTCCGGGTTTTCTCCGTTTAGCGGAGTAAATAGAGAGACAGAACTTCTTGACGGAGCAGAAAGTGCAAAAGGAGAGGATTTTGGCTATATAACATATAAATCAAAGACACTTGAAATGCCATTTGAAATTAAAGGTGATATTTTAGAAAGTTATGATGCGATTCAGAAGATCCTGAACGTCACAGAGCCGAAAAGGCTTGTGTTTGGGAATTATCCGGATCGCTATTTTTATGCTGTTCCTAGCGGTAATTTTGATATAACACAGGTTGCAATGTTTGGGAAAGGCACGATCACATGGCTCATCCCGGATGGGGTAGCATACTCCACTACAGAATTTGCATTTGACGGAGTACAAGAAGACGGCTACCAGACCATCACCATCCAAAACAACGGCACCGAATGGGCGGATGTGGACTACGAGATTACCCACAAGCATGAAAACGGCTTTATCGGACTGGTCAGCCAGTATGGAGTCATACAGCTCGGCAAACAGGAAGAAGCGGACGGAGAGAACTACGAAGCATCCGAAGAACTGTTTAACGGTTATAGTCAGTTTCAAGACGATCACGGTACCTCTTATCAGAATCCGGAAAACACAACACAGGGAACGATCGAAGTCAAGGACGTTGCCGGATACAACGTAATGGCATTAAAAGGTGGACAATCCACATCCGGATACTGGAACGGTGGAATGAAAACACTTACTATCCCGGTGGATAGCGAGGGCAGACGTGGAGCGAAAAACTTTTACTGTTACACGCAGCACTGGTTCGAGACTGGATTGATGGGACAGACGGGAGCGCAGACCATTGCGTTTCTTACAGGAAAAAATGAAGTGATCTGCTCTATGTCCATAAATAAAAGCGATTCTGTTGGTAATACGGCACATGTGGACTGGTTCGCACCACAAAACAAGAAGATCAAGACACTGGATTTCCAGCCGACAGCTTATGAGGGAAACCCATTTAATTTAAAGATGGGTGGCGGGCATAATGATTTCTTAAAAGAGGGTGACCGGCTACGGATTTTTTGGTACGGTCAGTATTATTACTTCACTATCCCGGAAATTAAGGACATGGCGTGTGAGAAGATACAGGTCTGGATCGGGCAGTGGGGAGACCGAAATCTATCAAACCAGTACGTTACACACAACTATTTAAAAAGCATCCGATTCCGGAAAGACAATGTCGATAAGTATAAGGATGTGCCAAACCGGTATCGTGCCGGAGATGTGGTGTCTATAGATGGAGAGAGTACAAAGGTCTATGTAAACGGGATGCCGGCAAAAGGAGATGAGATTAATGGATCCAATTATCCAAAAGTTCCACCGGGGACAACGGAAGTCCAGTTCTGCTATTCTTCCTTTTCATCTCCACCGCCGCATATTAAAGCAAAAATACGGGAGGTATATTTGTAATGGATAACATCAGAATTGCGATTCTAAGCACAAATAACACGCCAGTAGCGTACATGGACAACTGGCATAAAAAGTCCATGCACTACTGGAATGATAAGCTACACGAATACTTACAGGGTACGGCGAATGCTTACACTTTTACGGTAAATGCAAAGCATCCAGACGCACAGCATATCAAAGCTGGGAATAAGGTGGCATTTACTTACAAGGGGAAATCATACTACTTAAACATTGTAAATACCGATAAAACGGAACAGACGATTACTGCTACGGCATGGTCACTGTCGTTTGAGCTTATTAACGAGGATGCTGGAGAATACAAAGCTGGAAAAGCAATGAGCTTTGAAGAGTACCTTACCGTATTTGACGCCGAGAGAACACTAAAATTAGGACTTAACGAGGTATCAGATAAGCGGATCACCAACGAATGGACAGGTACAACGTCCGTATTAAAGAGATTATTCTCCCTGGCTAATGTCTTTTCTGCGGAGATCGAATTTGAGACAGTACTGAACAGAGACTACTCTTTAAAAGAGATTGTCCTAAATGTATATCGGAAACACTCCGATACAGACAGCGGAGTCGGAGAATACCGGAATGACATTGTACTGCGGTACGGGAAAGGAATTACCGGAATTCGAAAAACCACAGATGCCGAGAAGCTTTACACCTGCATCCAGCCGACCGGAAAGGACGGTCTGACAATCAATGGTCTTGACAAGAAAGAATACGATGAGAACGGGAATATCGAGTACTTTACAGACGGCGCAATCATCCGGGCACCACAGGCAAGGGACCGGTTCCCATCCAACATCGTAAATAAGGCTGATGCTTATATCCTGATGCGTAAAGAGTACGATACAGACAGCAAGGACAAGCTCTATAGCATGGCTCTGTCTGATCTTAAAACAGCATCTGAACCGGTGGTGACTTACGAGGTGGACGGATATTTTGACACCAACATCGGGGATACGGTAAGGATGCAGGATCAGGAGTGGACACCAGTCCTTTATCTACAGGCAAGAGTATCAGAACAGATCAGGAGTCTTACCAATCCCAAAACTGCAAAGACGGTATTTACAAACTACAAAGAGCTGACATCGGAAATTTCGGACAGCTTATTACAGAGGATGCAAGACCTTATTAATAAAAATAAGGTTTATACTTGCTCTATCTCAACAAACAATGGCATTATCTTTAAAAATGGCATCGGTAGCACTACTCTGACCGCTTGCGCTTACGATAACGGCGTGGATGTGGCAGACAAGCTACAATTCCGATGGAGCAAGGATGGACATGAGTTTTATGTTGGTAAGAGCGTTACGGTAAATGCTACGGACGTGGATACAAAGGCGGTGTACTCGTTTGAGGCTCTGGAAAATGGGATAAAACGTGGATATTACGAGGTTACGATTACAGATGTAATGGATGGAGAGGATGGAAAAGACGGAAAAACACAGTACACCCACATTGCTTATGCAAACAGCGCAGATGGGTCTAAAGATTTTTCTGTATCCGACAGTAATCGGGAATATATCGGAATGTATGTTGATTTTACGCAAAATGACAGCGCAGACCCGACAAAATATGCATGGACAAAGATCAAAGGCGAAAATGGAAAAGACGGAACAAACTCAAGAAGCTACATCCTGGAAGCGTCCGATACCGCTATTAAAAAAGGTGCAGACGGAGCTTTAACACCATCTAAAATAACATTCCGGTCGTTTTATCGAGATGGAGACAGTGCGACAAGGATACCATATAATGGTAGATTTAAAATCGAAGAGTCAACCAACGGAACATCATACTCCGTGAAATACACCTCATCTGCGAACGAAAGTGCAAAGGAGTATACACCGACTGCAACTGCGAAAATACTCCGTTGCACGCTTTACAGCGCAGACGGGACTATAAATGCTTTGGATACGCAGAGTGTTGTTGTGCTTACGGATGTGGATAATTTGGAGATTGGCGGTAGGAATCTATTATTAGATACAAGAGATTTCGGCTCAAAATCAGTGTGGGTAGGCAACAGACCAAATCCTGTGAAAGATACGGACGGTATGTCATATGTTGGAGTTGTTAATACATGGTCTAAATACTTAAAGCAGAGAATTGATCTACTAGAAGATATTTATACTCTGAGCTTCTACGCAAAGGCAAGCTCAGAAACTACACTGGAAGTCCGAAACGATAACGCTCCAATTAAAATCTTCCATACTGTTAATGTTAATTCGGTTGATTGGAAACGATATTTAGTGTCTGTTGAAGTTGATTACGAACACAATACGGAGCTCATTTTCTTTACAAGGGCTGCGGAGACTATTTATATAAAAGGTATCAAACTCGAAAAAGGGAACAAAGCTACAGACTGGACGCCTGCTCCTGAGGACATAGAAACTTTAGTAGTAACATTGTCCAACGATTCCCAAACAGTAGCAACAGACACAAACGGAAACGGTGGAAACTTTATAGATTGCTCTACAAAAGTGCAGGTTTACAACGGCGCACAGGACGTTTCAAAAGTCGCTACTTACACCGTAACAAAATCTTCCGGAATTGCTGGTACATGGGATTTAAGTACACGTACTTACAAGGTATCCGCTCTATCTACGGATAACGGATGGGTTGACATTAAAGTAACATACAACGGAAATTCTATCACAAGACGGTTTACGGTTTCGAAATCGAAACAGGGCGCGCAGGGAGCAACGGGACCTCAAGGTGATAATGGACCACAAGGGCCTGCGGGGTCATCTGGAAGAGGGATAAAAACTATTACAGAATATTATTTGATTTCTTCCGCAAAAACAGGAATTACAACAGCGTCAAGCGGTTGGAGTACATCAGTTCCGACGATGACAGCAACAAATAAATACTTGTGGAACTATGAAAAATTTACGTTTACAGATAATACGACAGCGACCACTACACCAAAAATAATCGGGATATACGGAGACAAAGGGGCAACTGGTGCAACGGGAACGCAAGGGGCAACTGGAAACGGAATAAAGTCTATCACGAATTATTATCTTGCAACGGCAAGCGGAAGCGGTGTGTCGGCGTCCACATCAGGATGGACTACAACTGTACAAGCAATAACGGCGTCAAAAAAATATCTGTGGAATTATGAAGTTGTTACCTATACAAATGGTAGCACGTATCAATCAGCACCATGTATCATCGGAGTATATGGTGATAAGGGAGCGACAGGTGCTACAGGAGCAACAGGACCAAGTGGCATAATTGTATCTTCTACGGCTCCGTCAAATCCTAAAGTTGGCCAGTTATGGCAGACAGCATCCGGTCAGCCGATCAAGCGGTGGGATGGAAGTAGGTGGGTGATCCATTATATCGCAGTCGAGAATCTGGACGTGCAAACGCTCAGTGCGATCGTTGCCAACCTTGGAACTGTAACAGCCGGACTTATTAAGAGTAAGGGTGGACACTTTTACATAAATGTAGACACCGGAGAGATCGTGTCTAAAAGCAGTGACGGTACAATTTCCGTTTTTGTAAAAAAAGAGAATATTGACATGGTAAGATCGTTTACAGCGTCTAGGTACTGGGGGAGTCGATTAAACTACTCTGGATTAGAATTTTATTCCGGCGGCAGTAGCATGGCAGATGATATCGCGAATGGATCTATGGTATGCTCTATTCGCGGAGATGAGGAGATGCGTGACTTTTCGGTGACAAACATAAATGGAGATAGCATATGGCTTATTAGGACAATTAAGCAGCTTACAAAATCTATCTCTTACGATTCCGGTACCGTGAAAGGTCCATATACAAGTACAAACTCCGCTAATAACATTCGCGTGGAGCTGAAAAGAAGAGGATGTATGGTAACATGCAAGATCACAATGATTGCACAATTTCCGGGAAGTGGCGAATACGGGCCATTCAACGAAGTGAAAATTCCAGTAGGATATCGACCGGTTATGGATTTCTTTGCTCCCTATAGTGAAGTTTCAGGACCTAACATATTTGGAACGGGAAGATACGGCATAGGAAAAGATGGGTGGATCAAGATTTATGTGGAGAATGCCGCATTTACAGAACGTCACGCAACGTTCACGTGGATTACAGATGATTGATTAAAGGAGCGAATATGGAGATTAGAGCAAGACCGTGATGGTCTTATTTTTATACTTTAAAAACCGGAGGGAAAACATGACAGAAAATGAAGTAGAAGTGAAACTTGCAGAGCACGGAAAAGAAATCGGCTCATTAAAGCATCGAATGAAAGAAGCAGAGGACGTTGTGAGCGTGGTACATCAATTAGCACAGGAAATGGTGGGGTTGACCAAAGAGGTCGGCTTTATGAACCAGACGCTGGTGCAGTTAACCGCAAAAGTGACGCATCTGGAGCAGACACCAGCCAAACGGTGGGATGGGGTCGTGACAGCACTGATCGGAGCCGTGATCGGGGCTGTAGTAGCAATGTATTTGTAAAAAGGAGAATGAAGGTTGAAAAAGAATAGTAGAGGATATCCATTCCATTAAGGACATCACAAAAAGACCATCAGATGGTGGTCATTTAAAATTGAATATGTAGCAAAGTTAAGGTCTATTCAGCAGCTGACTTGATTTTATAACCTTGGAACTGTGCCATTAAGATTGCCTGTTCAATTGTAATCTCACGATTGACAGGGAGAACATCACTTTTTCGGTAAAGTTCAGCATTATAGGGTTCCTTATTTTTCAGCATATTGTATAATGCTGTTAGAAGCATTCTTGCTATTGCAATGATTGCTTTCTTGTGACCGCGACGTTTTCTTAAACGAAGATAGCGGTTACGGATTTCAGGATGTTTTTCACTTTTAACCACTGAGTTGGCACATTGAACTAGAAGTGGTTTGATATAACATCCGGCTTTGGAAACCCGGACAGATTTTTTCTTCCCTGCACTTTCATTGTTGGTTGGAGTAAGACCAGCCCATGAGCATAAGTGTTTCGCCGAAGGAAAAGCCTCCATGTTCACACCAATTTCGGAAATGATTCCGATAGCAGTGAATTTATTTTTGAATGATGGAGCAGTTAGGATTAGGTCGAGTTCTTGCTGATAGGGACTGGCGAGCGCAAGGATCAGTTTTTCTAGCTCTGCTTTCCGGGATTCCAAATCTTCAAAGTGCTTTTTGATAACCTTTAATTTACCAGCTTGTTCAGGTGTGATAAAACCGTCAATAGCGAGTTCCAGTTCGGGAAGTTTTTTCTTCATGGAACCATGAATTAAAGATTCAATATCAAAAGAAGTATCATCAGGATTTTCGAGAATCTTATCCAGGATTCTTTGAGAACTTTTACCAAAGGTGTCCGAGACAACGGAAGCCAACTGAATGTTGGAAACCGTGAGACAGTTTTGGAGACGGTTCTTCTCGCTGGACATAAAGCAGGTCAGTTTAAAACGATAGCGCATCAGATCACGAAGCTGTCTGATATCAGCGGGTGGCATAAAGCTACCGGCAACAAGATCATGCTTGAAGAGGTCAGCAATCCATTTGGCATCTTTCTTGTCAGTTTTCTTTCCACGGATAGCCTTAACATATTTAGGATGAGCAAGAACAATGTTGCAATCTTTTTCCAGAACATTGTAAATAGGAATCCAGTATTTACCGGTAGATTCCATGCAGACATCCTTACAATGATTGTCAAGCAGCCACTGTAACAATTCCTTTAACCCTTGTGTGAAGGTTGAGAAACGATGGCGCTTGTAGGTGGTAACACCTTGTTTGTTAGTGGAAGCGATGCAGGCAACAACAAAAGTTTTGTGAACATCAATACCACAACAGATTTGATACACAATTTTTAAAGCCATAGGGACTCCTTTCAGAACCATAGGTTCAATAGATTATAGGGAGTAGACAGCATTGACTGAATGCTTAGGATAAAAACGAGAGTTGTTTTTACAAAGATAAGGTTACGTGCTCAGGGCACACTTATTTGTGCTTGAAAAAGCATTCTACACATATAAAAATACGGTCATCCGATGAACGGACAGCCCACTCACCTCCCCGTGATTTGTAGTATACTGAATATCCCTATGGAACAATTATAAAAAGATAGCTGCAATAAGCCAACGTTTTTTTCATGACGTTTTGTGCCTTGAGCAGCGCGAAAGGAATGGATATAAAAATGAAGAATATTAACTGGATTGTAAGAATTAAAAACAAGGCTTTCTGGGTAGCGCTGATCCCGGCAATCTTACTGTTGATACAGGCAATTGCGGCAGTGTTTGGTCTTACCATCGACCTTGGAGACCTTGGAGATAAGTTATTGACTGTAATCAATGCACTCTTTGCGATTCTGGCGATCCTTGGTGTAGTGGTAGACCCAACAACACCTGGAACAAGAGATTCAGAGAGGGCACTTACATATAAGTAGGTAATTTCAGAGAGCTTGGAAACAGGCTCTCTTTTATTGTGCGACGTCGCACAAGGAGGTGAGAACATGAGTGAACAGAACGAATTTGGCAGAGTATCCGCAGAGGAACTGGAAAAAGTATTTGAGACAGAAGAGCAGGAGGAACAGGAGTAATGAAAATTGGCTTAAGGGGAGGACACTCCCCGAATTGTAAAGGTGCAATCGGTCTGATCGATGAGCAGGCAGAAGTGCGGAAAATCTACAATGAGCTTGCACCGATGTTGCAGGCTGTCGGTCATACTGTGGTTGATTGTAATTCCAACGCATCCAATGTGTCTGGTGAGCTGTCTGACGGCACAAATAAGGCGAATAGTGCGGGGTGCGATATCTATGTCACCTTGCACATGAATGCGGCAGGAGCGGCGTCAGCGGGCGGCACAGAGGTGTGGTTATACGATGCATCTAACCAGACCATGAATACGATCGCAAGTAATATCTGCAAAAATTTTGCTGGAAAAGGATTTGCGAATCGTGGAGTGAAATACAGTTCCGGCTATCACGATCTGAATGCATCTAATATGCCAGCTATGATCGTAGAGACATTATTTTGCACCGGAACAGATGATGTGGCCAGGTACCGGAGCTTAGGAGTTAAAGAAGTTGCAGAACTGATCGCAAAGGCGATCGACAGCAAAGCATCCGCAGGAAGTGGGCAGGGAAATAATCAAAATACAGGAGATCAGAAAGGAGAAGAGACTATGCAGTGTATGTTTACAGTAGAGGGAAAAGGATGTGTATATTGGTATCATGACGATAAGATTACGGCTTTGGGACATCCGGACGAGATGAAGATCCTGATGGATATTTACAAAGCGAACAATGGAAGAGATATGCCGTCTTATCATTGGACAAAAAAAGCGCCGTGGCACGCAAGATTGCTTGCGGTTCTGAACAGAAAACCATCTACATCTATCTAATAAAATCCCCTCGGAGATCGTTCTCTGAGGGGTGAATATTGTATCATTTGCTTTGTACTAAGTATACATCCCCAAATGGGGCTAGATGTTTAGTACAAGACGCACTAAATAAAATCAACACCTTTAATCGTATTGTCTTCGTTTAGATAAATTTCCTGGATTGTAGATCTCCAAAAAGAACGTCTATTTTCCAAAGACAGCGTATCATACATTTGCCGAAAGTCAGTTTCTAATAGTTCTTCCACATAGTGCAGGCTTCTCGTCTCTTCCTCCTCTGGAAAAGCGGCAGAAGCGGAATGTTCTTCTTCCAATCTCTGGTACTCCTTATCGTAGTAATCGTAAGAAATCCTCCCTTTTTGAAATAACAAATTTAATCGTTCCATTTCTTTTCTCAGTTTTTCCGGATCTTTCGTTTTCTTTTGCTTTTTTAGCTCTTCGCTGATCTGGTTGCTGCGTACTTTATACTTTTCGTATTCTCTTTCGAGATTTTCGAGCAAATATTTTTCGACAAGGTTCTGGCTCACCCTATGCCTATACGTGCAAATATGATCGATAAGTGCTCTATTGCAACGGTAGTAGCAGTACGTTCTTTTTTCCCGTGTTTCACGGTTTATAATGGACGAGCATCCTGTACCGACTAATTTCTGTCCGCATACAGGGCAACGAATCAAACCCGTAAATAGGTATACTCTGCCAGATGGTGTGCTTTTTATATTTCTTTTCGAGATAGTTTGCATCTCATTCCATTCTTTTTCTGACAGGTAGGCGGGGCAATAAGGATACCCTCTGTATGTCCCTTTATAAAATTCGCTGGATAACATCGTCCGTAACATGCCATAGCTAAAATCAATTCCATAGGTTTCCTGCATGTACCGGATAGCGCCCTTCTTGGAGTTATGATTTCTAAAATATTCAAAAAAATCTTCCACCATGTGCTCTGTTTCCGAATCTTTAACCATGCATTTCTTTCCATCTACAACACCTGTTTTATAACCAAAAGGCATATTTGCATCTCCAAATATTAGCTTTTTCTGTCTTATAGATGCTTCATTCACAAATTTAATTCGCTCGGATGTGGTGTCTACTTCGTTTTGACCGATCGACAGCACTACATTTAACTGCAATCGTCCATCTCTTGTCTCCATGTTTATACCGGGCTCTGATACGGAAATCCAGCGAACACCATGATCATCAAGCACATCTTGCACCTTATAAAAATCAGAAAGATTTCGAAACCATCTGTCGAGTCTCCAGAAAATTATCACATCAATTTTATCCCTTTTTACGTCCTCTACAAGAGCGTGTATGGCTTTTCTTTTCTTCAATTCTTTTCTGGCAGTCTTTCCCTCGTCCGCATAGACGCCTACTATAGACATATTGTTGTCTGTTGCGTATTGCTCCAGGCATTCTTTCTGTGCTTGCAGAGACTTGCCATGCACGCTCTGCTCAAATGTGGAGACGCGGATATATATGGCACACCGCAGTATTTTTTCTGGCATTTGCATCACTCTCCTTTTGTAAAATATATTTAAAATTTGTACAAAAATAACAGCCAGCGTACGAACTGATGTTCCGCTTGCGTGACTGCCCCGAAGATGATACAATATTCGTGGATTTCAATCGCATATCTTCGGATATGTATACCGTCTCTGTTGGCGCAGGGGCGGTTTTTTATTTTATTGTACGGCGATTTTTTGAGTGTCTTTTTTGTTGTCAAACGATATCATATCAGATGCTTCAATCGTGAGTTCTGTGTCACTCTTTAATTTATACACCTGACACACTTCAACGGTTCCACCTGGCTGTACTTCGTTCAAGGCGTAGTTGTTCATAGAGTCGTTCTGTTCAGTCATGATTCCTATTTCACACTCACTGCCATCTTGGAAACACTGCACGTTTGCTGTAATTCCAGCTGTTGCATTTTCATCAGAATTGTTCGTGAAAGTGTAGTAGTAAAGCAAACATTTATTTCCTTCATAATCGTTTGCAAATTCATGTCTTACATATTTTACATTAAATTTTTCTGTTGTAAAATCTATAATTCCATCGTCTGCTGGCTGCGCATCCTCTGTCTTTGTTTCGTTCTGATCTGTCGCAGTTTCCGTATTTGTCTTGTTGTCTTTTCCAGAGTCCGTATTCCCACCACATGCTGTAACGGACAACACAATAGCTCCAGTTAATAACATAGCTACAATTTTCTTTTTCATGTTTTTCCTCTTTTCCTCTGTACTTTTCCACAATTTATATATAAACGCCGAAGCGGTTATACCATATTAAATTAAAATCTTCCATCAATCCTTATAAAATATAAGAACAAATGTTCGAATAAAATGTTGATTTTTGTTCCCTGAGATAGTATTATATGTTCAGGGATTTCGAACATGTGTTTTGCAGTTAGGGGGATCGCGAATGGACTACAAAAAACTTATCATTGAATTGGTTAACAAGTCCAACAACATTGAGATGTTGGAACTTGTATACCGATTCTGCAAAAAACTTTTAGACTAGGGAAAACCCTAGTCTTTTTTAATTAAGCTCTCTGCGAGCTTTTCTAGAACATCCCATTCACTTTCATCCAGCTTTGAAAGAGCTTCTACTAATCTCTTTTTAAATGTATCGTTTTCCATTATAAGATCGGCAGCGAAGTCCGTGATCAACTGGTCTCTTGTCAACGGGATAAACATTTCACCGTTTCCGGTTCTTAACCATTCTTCGTTTACATTGAATTTTTCGCACATCAACCTATAAATCGGTTCCTGTTTCTCTGGATTTTTCAAACGGTTATTTTCAATATTATTTATAACGTCTCTTTTTACTCCAAGAGCTTCACCGAATTCGGTCTGTGTCATATGTAATTGTTCAGTCCGGAGGAGTTTTATTCGCTCGAACATTTCCATTCTATCACCTCCTTGCAAAGTACATTATATCATAACTGCATGAGTTTATCAACTCAAAAAACGAATAAATTTTTAAAAAATAGGGTTGACAAGCTCTAAAAACGGATGTATTATGAGTTTACAAACTCAAACAACACAAACAAAAACTGAAAGTGAGGAAATGGAAATGAAAATAAAAGAAGAATTTGGATTTTACATTAGAAAGACAGTTATAAAAAATCTGCTATCAGCTCACAGGAAGATAGCAGATCGTGGGAATGTGAAATCTCTTATTATTTTAACAAAATTTATTTTAAAGATTTCCAATCAATTCAATGATATGTTGATTGATCTTGGGCTTGAAGAAAATGACAACAGCTCTGATAAACCGCCGGATACGTCCCGACACTGCAATGCAGCCGAAGCCGGTTCCAAGCCCGGAAGATGCAGAGGACAGAATATAAGGAAAGGAGGAGTGAAGAGATGCATGAAATTTTTTGCACACGCAAAACATTTTTAGGAGGAAAATCCATCGCAGCAATATCTTTTGAGCTTCCCGAAAAAGAGTGGGAAGAATTGAAAGAAACACAAGGATGGCAATTCGTAGAAAGATTTTTAAATCGAAAGAGAAAAGGGGTTGTAAATAATTTCGAACTTTTAAAAGCGATTAGTGCTGAACGAGAATTCAGTGAGATGATCATTGCGTTGGCAGAAGAATTTAAAACGCCTGAAAAGCTGGAAGAGGCTTTAAAAAAGGAAATTTCAGAGGAAGAGCTGCGACATACATTAGAAGCAGCTCAAGAAAGTGATTATCCTCTATTCTTTTCAGGCATGCAGTAAGCACAGCCGTTTCTGTTTACAGCAAGCATGGAAGCAAAAATCACAGCTTCTGTATAAGTGTCGCAGTTAAAAACATGTTCTGGTTTTATTTCATCGATTTGACATTGCGGTGTTTCGCGGTCTAGATCGTGAATTTCTCCAGTGTTTTTGTTTAAAACAAATTGCTTTCCGTTAAAAGGTGAATTACAACGTCTCATAAGATTGCTCCTTTCGTAATACTCAGGCATGGCAGTGCCCTGTATTTACAGTATAGGAGATAAACAAAAAGAAAGCAATCCCGCCACGGAGGTTACGATGGCAATAAAAGAATTAGGAGGTAAAAAGTATTGAACGAGTTAATCAAAATCAATTACGAAACAGAACAGCCGACAGTCTCGGCAAAAGATTTACACGAACAACTAAATATCGAAACACCATTTAAAAAATGGATTGATCGCATGTGTGATTACGGTTTTGAAGAGTCGAAAGACTTTTGGACAAAAATGTCTAAAAGTACAGGAGGTCGCCCATCAAAGGAATACAACCTTTCAGTTGATATGGCAAAGCAGATCTGTATGATTCAAAGATCACCAGAAGGAAAGCAGATTCGCCAGTATTTCCTTGATCTCGAAAAAGCATGGAATACACCAGAACAGGTAATGGCCAGAGCCTTAAAGATGGCAGGCAAGACCATTGACAGCCTGAAAGACAGATGCAAATTCCTTGGAGGGCAGGTTGTAGAACAACAGAAATTGATCGAGGAAATGACGCCGAAAGCGAACTATGTTGACCATATTCTGGAATCAAAATCACTGGTAGCCACTACGCAGATCGCCAAGGACTATGGAATGTCAGCTGTGAGACTTAACCGGATTCTGAATGACATGAAAATTCAATACAAAGTCAATAAACAGTGGGTGCTCTACTCAAAATATCAGAATTGCGGCTATGTGCATAGTAAAACAATCGATATTACAAGGAGCAACGGAGATCCGGATGTAACAATGCAGACGCAGTGGACACAGAAAGGGCGCTTGTTTTTATACGAGGAGCTTAAGAAAAACGGCATCTATCCAGTAATTGAGCTGAACGCAGCATAAGGAGGTACGCATGAGCGAGAAAGAGAAAGAAATCATCAGAAAAGTGGCACAAACACTGCCAGATATGTCCGACATGAATAAAGGATATTTTCTCGGATTTGCAGAAGCTATGGCATCCCAGAAGAGCCAGAAGAACGAAGAAAATAAAGAAAAAGAGGATAACTAGGACAACATATCTCGGACAATCCATCCGTCATACATATTAGAGAGGTGGTGCAAGTGACTATAAAAAACATCGTAGTAATCAACGGCAAAGAGGTAGAAATCAAGGACTTGCCGGACGCTGAACTGTTTGCAGAAAAGCTAAACCGGAAAGCTCTGACCGCAAGAAACTATGAGGAAGATAGGTGATGACATGAAGCCAGATATGGAAAAAATCATACAAGTGTTGATATCTCTAATTGAAGAGCAAGAACATGTGAAAATTGATTACACACTCGAAAAGAGGACAGAAGAGAAAACCGCCTAGGCGGTAGAAGGGAGGACAAGCTGTGAAAAGGCTGACAGTGAATCAGATCAAGAAATTCATCCAAGCCCTAGAATCCACGGAAAGAGTGGATGGTTATTCCGAACAGCAGAAACTTCATGCGATTGCCTGTCTGGAAAATTACAGGATGGCTTTGGAAATGAAAGGCATAAAATCCGAGAAATTAAAGGAGGAAGAACATGGAAATTAAAGGAACCTACCACTGCCAGACCACTCAGCAACCCAACACATTAAACAGCTGGGACATCCGGTCAGTCTCTGTAGATCTGCCGGAAGAAGAGGATAAGCCTTATTGGATCAGAGCTGGTGCGATGGTGATCGGGTTTATCTTGGTGATGCTGGCGTGGTATCTGGTGTTTGGGTATTAAAAAGAGTGCTGTCACAGGGCGGCAACCCTCGAGCACTCAAGAAATTAAATCATTTAAATTGTAGACGAAAAGGAGAAGTTTGTAAATGAAAATTACGAAAATTAAGATCAAAAATCTTTATGGAATTACAGAATATGAAGGAGACGGAAAGAGTGTAGAGCTTTCCGGAACAAATGGAGCAGGCAAATCTTCCGTGATTGATGCGATTCGGTACGCACTTACAAATAAGTCAAATCGCAAGTATGTTGTGAGAAACGGAGAAACAGAGGGGGAAATTCTGATTGAAACAGATAACGGATTGAGAATCAATCGGAAGGCAAGAACGAATCAAGCGGATTACAAGAGCGTGAAGCAGAACGGTCATGAGGTGGGGAGTCCGGAAACATTTTTGAAAGATATTTTTACTCCACTGCAGCTGTCGCCAGTTGAATTTATGGAGAAATCCGAAAAAGAGCAGAATGCAATTTTGCTTGATATGATCCAGTATGACTGGTCATTGCAGACAATTCGTGAATGGTTTGGTGAAATTCCAGATTGGGTATCTTACGATCAGAATATTTTACAAGTTTTGAATGATATACAGTCGGAAAACGGCATGTATTACAGGAATCGGCAGGATGTGAATAGAGATATTCGGAATAAAAAATCATTTGTTGAGGATATCGCAGATGCTATCCCGTCTGGATACGATGCAGAAAAATGGGAAAATGAAAATCTTGGACAGCTGTATCAGGAAATCGAGCGCATTAGAAAAGAAAATGAACAGATTGAGAAAGCAAAGCGATTCATTGAGCAGAGGGACAACAAAGTCCGATCATTTGAAGCGGATAAAGAGATTAAATTATCCGCATTGGAAAGGTCGTTTACTGCAGAGCGCGAACGTCTTTTGAAAGAAAATGAAAGGCTGCAGGCTCAGTTGAGAGAAAATCAAACAATGCTTGCTGGTATGGAAGAGAGAAAAGCGGACAAAGCAGAAGTGATCGTAAAAGAATATGAAGCGAATGTTGCGAAATATGACAGCTCTGTAGAAGAGTATAAAGAATTGTCAGAAAAAGAAGTGCAGGATTATTCGGAATTGCAGAATCAGGCATCTTATGCGGAAGAGATGAAATCCCACTTGAATGAATATCGTCGAATGGTTGATCTACAGAACGAAGTGGAGCGATTAAAAGCAGAATCCGAAGATTTTACGCAGAAAATCGAAAAGGCACGGTCTCTTCCGGGAGAAATCTTAGAAACTGCAACTATTCCGATTTCCGGTCTTACAGTTGTAAACGGTGTTCCGCTGATTCACGGACTCCCAATCAGTAATCTATCAGATGGAGAAAAACTTGATCTGTGTATCGATGTGGCGATTCAGAAGCCTAATGGACTGCAGATCATCCTGATTGATGGAGTGGAGAAAATGTCTACAAAAATGCGGACAGACCTGTATCAGAAGTGCAAAGATAAAGGATTACAGTTTATTGCAACAAGGACAACAGATGAAGAAGATCTGACAGTGATTGAATTATAAGGAGAATCGATATGGAAGAAATGATTGTAAAAGAGGAAAAACACGAATTGAGTCCATTTGCGGACAGCCAGAGTTTTCAAAAGATTTTTGATATCGGAAAAATGTTTGCTACATCGCAGCTGGTGCCACAGAATTACCAAGGCAAGCCGATGGATTGCACGATTGCAGTAGATATGGCGAATCGGATGGGGGTATCCCCTATGATGGTCATGCAGAACCTGTATGTTGTAAAAGGCAAGCCTACATGGAGTGGACAGGCTTGTATGAGTATGATCCGGGCGAATACAGAATTTAAAAATGTCCGTCCGGTGTACGATGGAACACCTCATACAGATAATTGGGGATGCAGAATTGAAGCAGAATATAAAGATAGTGGAGAGAAAATCAAAGGAACTACAGTGACGATCGAAATGGCTAAAAAAGAGGGATGGTATGAAAAAACAGGAAGTAAATGGAAAACCATGCCGGAGCAGATGCTTGCATATCGTGCGGCTGCGTTCTTTGCTCGGGTATATACTCCAAATTCTCTTATGGGGGTTTATGTCGAGGGTGAAGCAGAGGACATATCCAAAAGCGATACAAGAGTAGCGGAAAACCCGTTTGATTTTGAAGCTGCAGTGCAAGAAGCAGAGGAGGTATTTGAATGATTTTAACGAAGGAAAATTATTACAGCAAAGAAGCAAATCAGGAGTATCTCAGTGTCTCGCAGTATAAGGATTTCTGCGGAACAATCGGACGTGTTGGGTGTGAGGAACAGGCACTTGCAAAGTTGAATGGTGACTGGGAAATGGAGAAAACAACAGCACTTCTGGTTGGGTCTTATGTGGATTCTCATTTCGAGGGAACGCTTGATTTGTTTAAGGCTCATAACACAGAGATATTTACAAAAAAAGGAGAGTTAAAGGCAGAGTACCGAAAAGCAGAAGAAATCATAAACCGAATCGAAAGAGATCCTTTATTCATGATGTTTATGAGCGGAGAGAAGCAGAAAATCTTTACAGCCGATCTATTTGGAGCGAAATGGAAAGTAAAGCTTGACAGCTATTTGCCCGGTAAATGCATCGTTGATTTGAAAGTAATGAAATCCCTGAGAGAAGCGCATTATGCGAAAGACATGGGACTGATGGACTTTGTGAGGTTTTGGGGCTATGACATACAGGCTGCCGTATACCAAGAGGTAGTGAGGATCAATACAGGGGAGCGGTTGCCGTTTTATATCGCAGCAGCCAGCAAGGAGAAAGTGCCAGATATCGAGATTATCCAGATCCCGCAGGAATGGATGAATGATTGCTTGTCTGGAATGGAGATGAATGTGTCAAAGATTCTCTCTCTGAAAAATGGAGAAATCGATCCAATCCGTTGTGAAGTTTGCGACTGGTGCAAGCACACCAAAATACTAAAAGCACCAATCTGGCCAGATAATTTGATAGGAGAGGTATAGATGAAAAAGTCAGACACTGTGGTTACGGAATACGTTGAGTTTTGCTTGATATGCGGGAAACCATACAACATCGAGGGGCATCACCTGATCTGTGGAAAAGGAAGAAGGCAAAAAAGGAACGGAGGACAAGCTACTCCTGCCTGTATGTAGTGATTGCCACAAAAGGATACATGGAGATGGTGTAAGCATGGCACTGTCGAAGATGGTAGGGCAGGCAATCTATGAGCAGAACCATACACGAGAGGAATTTAGGGAACGATATGGACAATCATATTTTTGAAATCAGAGGGAAATTTTACAAAGGACATTGTTTCCCGGGTCTGAATGATTACATACATGAGATCGGGAAGAACCCGAAAGCAGGAAATCGAATGAAGCAACAGTATCAGATGATAGCCTGTAACGCCGTCAGGCTTGGTTTAAAGCGTTTTAAAACAGATAAGCCTATCATTCTGCACTATATGTTTAAAGAGCCGAAAAAAGGCAATAAACGGGATAGAATGAATGTTTTTAGTTTTGCGGACAAGGTGATTGAGGACGCATTGCAGAAATGCGATGTGATTGTTAATGATGATCCGGCTCATGTCGTGAATACAACGCATGAGTTTGAGTATACAAGTGGAATCCCGTCAATCATTGTCCGGATTGAAGAGGTAATGAGGTAGAGAGCCTTGTTATAAATTGTAACCCGTTCATGGCTGCTGCACAGTACGTCACAAATACCTTAAGTAAGCCAGATTCATTGTCTCCCGGTAATTCCGGGAGCAGAAAGGAGAATAAATGGTAATTACAATTCCGGGCAAACCGGTTGGAAAAGCAAGACCGAGATTCCGCAGAGCCGGATTTAAGGTCATTACATATACACCAGACGAAAGCAAAAAATACGAAAAGGAAGTTGCAAGGATTTACAAGCAGAGCATAGGCGTGCTTTACACGGACATCACTCTGAGAGTTCGAATTTTAGCGAAATTTCCGATTCCAGAGAGCTGGTCTAAGAAGAATAAGGATAGGGCTTTAAAAGGAGAAATAAAGCCGAATAAGAAGCCTGACTTAGACAACATTGCAAAAATCATTTTGGATGGACTGAATGGAGTTGCATATACGGATGATAAGCAGGTGACCAGTCTGGAGATTGAAAAGGTATATTCGGACACACCTTGCGTGGTGGTCTATATTGCGGAGGATGAGTGATGGCAGAAGTAAAGTGGATAAAGATAGCAACGGATATCTTTGATGATGAAAAGATATTGCTGATAGAGGCTTTGCCAGATGCTTATGCAATTATAACAGTCTGGTTCAAGCTACTATGCCTTGCCGGGAAAAAGAATAACGGTGGTGTATTCCTGATGAATGACAAGATTCCCTACACAGACAAGATGCTGGCTACAATCTTTAGAATGAATGAATCCACTGTAAAGTTGGCTCTGAACGCGTTTGAGCAATTTAAAATGATTGAGATAGTGGAGGGAATAATCACGATCCCGAACTGGAATAAGCACCAGACATTGGATGCTTATGAACGGAAAAAAGAGCGTGACAGGCTGTACCAAGAGGAAAGAAGAGCCAAACAAAGAGCTTTGATCGAAAAATCGTCTGACAAGTCGTCTGAAAGAACGTCTGACGTCGCTGTTTCAGATATAGATAAAGAAGAAGATAAAGAAAAAGATAATAATATATATGTCCCGTACAAAGAGATCATAACTTACCTGAATGAAAAGACAGGCAAGAAACTAAGGTGGGATGTTAAGAGTAACCAGAAGGAAATAAAAGCCAGATTCAATGAAGGATACACTCTGGATGACTTTAAGACGGTGATTGATAAAAAATACCATGAGTGGGGCAGAAAGCCTACAAAAGAGGAATTACAGCGCGGAGTTAATGATATGAGGATATATCTAAGACCAAAAACCCTGTTCGGCAGTAATTTCGATGTTTATCTTAACCAAGAGCAGACGGAAAAAATGCCAGCAAAACCGCCAGTAAGCAGAAACTTAAATAACTTCGAACGCAGAGGATACGACATGGACTCTCTGGAAGAGCAGCTGTTGAATTCAAATTAAGGAGGAATTATGGAACCAAAGAAAGTAACGATAAATTACGCTCTGCTCTGTAAGGAACTAGAAAAGCAGGGCAAGACGAAAGAGAAATTCTCGGCAGAACTCGGGAGAAGCAAGTCTTTTGTCTGCAATATGGCAAAGAACCCGGAACAGACAGAAGATTTTGAAAGAACCATGTGCTTGCTTCTCGGACTTGAACCGGGAAGTCTGGTGAAAGAGCCAGAAAAGAAAGGGATGACCGCAGCACAGGCTCTTACAGTAATCAGAGATGAGATTTTAGAGAATCGCAGAATCATGCAGGAGAATTTTGAGAAAATCTGGAACAAGCTGAACACCAACACTGTCCAACTGGAAAAGATTAAGGACAAGGTCAACGAGGTATCTAAGACCGATTATGACAAGGCGGTGGAATGGTTAAAAGATAAAATGGCAGGTGGGCGATATGACGGAGCGAAGCTGCTCATGGAGTCGGATGCCGCGGGAATCAAACGGTCAGATGTCATGAAAGCGAGAAACGAGTTGAAAATAAAGATACAGACAACCGGATATGGAAAGAACGCGAAAGCATGGTGGAGCTTAGAAAGGGAGTAAACATGAACAGAAAAAGATACGGCTTTAGAGTCTACAGGAAACAGCCTATCGGATTGAGACACGGAAATATGGATTTGTTTACGCGCGGCATCACAAAGCGGAAGAGAAAGAATAGGGTGAGAGGGAAATGACGAACAATGATCATTTGAACAACATAACAGGAGAAATTGATACACCAGAAATCTCCGCAGTCAAGATGATACTTACAAGAATAGATGAGGATTTAGAAAACGATCTGTACGAAGAAAACCGTGATAAATACCTGAATTTGTACAAGAGCCAAAAAGAGTGGCTGGAAAGAGAGGTTGAAAATGAGTAGACCAGCACACTTTCTGGATCCGTACAAATTCCAGATCGAAGAGATGGTAAAACTCGGATGCACGGATGAGCATATCTGCAGAGTGCTTGAGGATATTACCGGAAAAGAAGTGAAAAAGAGGGTAATAGCAAACAAGAGGATGTGGTTAAGAAAGATGGAAAATAAAAGAAAACAATACGAACCGTACAAGGGAGAAATTAAGTACATGATCGAATACGGACTTACGATCCAGAACATCTATGCAGCAATAAGCGAAGAGAGCGGAATCGATGCAAGTATTGAAACGTTCAAAAACTTTTTAAAAGACAATGATATGCTGCCTGAGTCAAAGAAACAGGAAGCTTCGGTCAAGGATATCTTTGGAAACATTGCAAATTACATGGAGTTTCACGAGGGCTGGGTGCGGACCAGTTGCCGGCTCAACAGGGCGATGTCGAATCCAAACCGGATATTAATGCGGAGGTATTTACAGTAGGTTATAAAAAATAAGCGAAAAATAGAAAGGAGCCAGCCTCCGGCCGGGGCAAGGGTATACCGGGCTTCTGAGAAAAAATGAAATTTATAGATTTTTTTGCTGGAATAGGTGGATTTAGAAGAGGGCTTGAGCTTGCGGGACATGAGTGTGTTGGATTCTGTGAGTGGGATAAGTACGCAACTGCAAGCTATACATCCATGCATTTAATCACTGACAAACAAAGAGAATATTTAAACACTCTAACGCTCAAGCAAAGACAAAAGGAGATTTTAAAAAATGAATACAGAAACGGAGAATGGTACTCAGATGACATTAGAACAGTGGATGCCAGAAGCTTGCCCGAAGCAGACTGTTGGACATTCGGCGCACCATGCCAAGATTTCAGTGTTGCCGGAAAGAGAGCAGGACTGGACGGAGATAGATCAAGACTTGTACGAGAAATTTTTAGAATCTTGGAAGAACAAGAAGAAAAAGACAGACCTGAATGGATTATCTATGAGAATGTTAAGGGAATGCTTTCTAGCAACCGAGGACTCGACTATCTGTCAATCCTCTCTGAAATGGACAGGCTTGGGTACGACATCGAATGGCAGAATATCAACAGCAAATGGTTCGTGCCACAAAACAGGGAGCGCATTTATACTATCGGACGTCTTAGAAGATACGGTTCCAGAAAAGTACTTCCTGTCACGGGAACAGTTGGAGAAAATAGTGTTTCAATAATTGGTCATAGGGATGGATATAGAAGAAATACACAGTCTTTTTCTCCATACGGAATAACAGAAGCCCTCTCTACGGCACAAGGTGGAGGAAGAGGACATCATGTCGTAATTCCTGTTCTCACGCCAGTTAGAGCAGAGAAACGTCAGAACGGACGGAGATTCAAGGAAAATGGAGACGAAATGTTTACTATTACAGCGCAGGATAGACACGGAATAGCAATAGGAATTTTGAGAAAAG